AGATGTCAAAGAGTTACACATTGAAGGAGTTCAATCAGAATCGGAGCCGGATTTGCAGAGAGGCGGAGACTGAGGACGTTGTACTCACGCGTCAGGGGGTTGGATATCTGAGGTTGTCGGCATTTGTAGCTACAAAGAGTCCTGATGTAGCTACAATTTCTGATGATGTAGCTACATTTGAACCAGAAAGTAGCTACAATCCCGAAAAGCCAAGTGAAAATGCTGCGTTACCGGACCGGGTATCAAAACTCAGGACAGAGATAGCGGTTATGGAGGGTCGGGAGCCTGGACCTGTGGGTCCGATTGTCGTTGGGGAGCGTCGAGAGGTGCCGATGGATCTGTGTGAAGACCATCAGGCGTACTGGACGACGTTGAAGGAGTTGGAAGCGATGTATGGATTGGAGAAGGGGCGGCAGATTTGGGATCGATGTCGGGTGAGGGAAGACTACGTGGTGAAGCCTTTGAATGTGGTGGTGGGTTCGGGTTCATTTACTGAGGTTCGAGCGATTCCGAAGCCTTTGAAGAAGAAGCGAGGAGCGGCTTAACTGTGGCCAGGAAGGTAATGAAGCTGCCGAAGGGTGAGGTTGGGAAGACGAGTGTACGTCTTACGGCTGATGAGATCGCGAAGTGGGAGGAGCGGCCACAGAGGGGTCCGAGCAAGGCTGAGTTTGGTAGGCCCGAGGACAAGATGAATGCGATCCGGGCTTTGGAGAGAAACGCAGTCGAGGGGTATCAGGATGACAGCCTCGGTTATGGCCATGGGAAGTTGAACAAGGGTCAGTTTGGTCCGAGTTCCAATCCGACCGAAGACAAGATGATTCAGATGTTGGACGACAAGCAGGTGTTGGGTGAACTTTTGGAGGAAGTCTTACCGATCTACAAGCGAACGAAGAAGATGAAGAACGCGGACGAGATATTGAGTGCTTATCAGGGTGTCGCAGCGCGGAGTTTGGTCAGACCGATGTTCTTTGGCAGTCATAAAGAGGTTCGTCAATCGGCGAAAGAGGTTTTGGATCGAGTTCTAGGCAAGCCGATCGAGAGACAGATGCGGTTGACTGCAAATGTGGACGCGATGTCAGAAGCGGAGATTGATAATGAACTCAGGAGACTTAAAGCAGCAGGGATTGATGGAGGATATGAAGAGGCAGAGGTTGAAGTTATTGTTGAAGAAAGAACAGATATTGCAGGAGACCATGGCGGATCGGTTGAAGCCGAACCGAATACAGAAGCGGTTTCAGGAGTCGAAGGCGAGGATACGGGGTCTGATCTGTGCAAATAAGGTCGGTAAATGCACTTCTATTGGCACATATATTGAAACGTCTGAAGGCAGAAAAAGGATGGGCGACATATTTGGCACTGAGTGTCGCGTTTTGACATGGCCAGATATGGAACCGAAACCTGTTTTGAGATGGGTACGAAAACCTGCTGAGGAATGTTTCAGAATTACAATGTCGAATGGACAGTGGGTAGAGGTTCCATTGGGTCATAGAATACTTACAAACATTGGTTACGCTTCAGCCGAGCAGATTTTTGGATACCTGCCTCAATCCGTTTTTTTCCGTCCTCGGTCCATTTCGGTATTTTCCCGTTTAGTTCATCTGCTAGATGCAAGGCATTTGTTGCAAAACATTCGAGATTATCTGGATGGTTGTTCAGTCGATTACCGTCTCGATGATGCACAACTTCTTTCGGATCAAGAAGACGTCCAAGTTTTTGCTCCATTGCCAGCCGATGTTCTGCGACATAATTTTGTTTGGACTTGTGTGGGTGGCTTGGCGAATAGATGTAAACGTAACCTTTTACGATTTTACGACCACCTTTCCAGTTTGTATGACGATTCCCATTTTTTGGCCCAGTCCGCTTTGCACGAAGACCGAGTTTTTTTAACCTGTGATCGATTGTCCCTTTGCTGCAACCGAGACACTCAGCAATCTTCCACCTTTGGACGTCTTCTTCAACCATCGTGCGAAGTTGAAACTCGTCAAGAACAAGTCGCCTCATCTTCAATCTCTCCTTTAGCTATTGACACTAATAAAATTGTATCAGTCCACTCAGTTGGTGTCAAGGACTTGTACGATATGGAGGTTGAAGGACATAACTATATCGCTGGCTGTTTGGTTCACCACAATACGTGCATCGCGGCAGTTGAGACTTGGAAATTCGTAAGGCAGGGCGGGAAAGTATTTAGAGTTGTCGGTTCTTTGGGATTTGAAAAAGGGATACGAGATATCATCTATCCCGAACTCAAGAAGTGGATACCTCCTTCGAGGATTTTAAAAGAGAAGCCGAACTCCCAGGGGATCATAGTTAAGATCGTAGTCTCGGGAGATAATGGTAAAGATTCGATTATTTCTTTGATGTCGGGTGAACAGGACGATCAGTCATTTGAAGGCGATCTGATCGATGGGGCTTGGATTGATGAACCATGCAGAAAGGCGATTTACACAGCGACGTTGAGAGGTCTGTTGATGTCGAACGGCCCGCTGATTATGACGCTTACGCCGCTGTCTGAACCTTGGATTTACAACGAAATATTCTGCTCCACGGATAAAGACGTGGAGTGCTTTACGGGGACCATGGAAGACGCATTGATCGAAAACGGAGGTCACCTGAGTCGTGAGGCTATGGAGTCGTTTATCTCCAAACTGACTCAAGACGAGATCGACGCCCGCGTTTATGGCAAGTTTAAACATCTCATAGGCCGGGTCTATGGGGCCTTTGACGAAAAAATCCATGTCATTGATCCGTTCAGAATCCCAAAAGAGTGGCCAGTGTATTCCGGGATAGACCCGCATACCAGAAAAAACAACGCAGGGTTGTGGGTTGCGGTTTCCCCGGACGAAAATCTCTATGTCTGTAACGAGGTCTGGTACAAAGCAGGCATAGAGACTTTCGGTCGTGAGTGCTTGGAGGTCTCAAAGCAGTATTCAGTCGTTTGTCGGCTGATAGATACGTCTTCCGAGACCCCGGATTGGAATCGAAGAGAGACTGCAAGGTCACTTTTGCAGAAAATCGGGCTCTCAACTCGTCTTGCTAGGAAAAACAACCAAAAAGAGACTTCGAGACTGCTGATTACTCAGGCATTAGAGGGAAAAGGCGATGATCCAACTCCCTCTCCTCGGCTTTTCGTCTTCCGTAGCTGCCGCCGTACTGTTTTTGAATTCAATAACTACGTCTATGACAACTTCTCCGATCCCGACTCTCAAGGAATCAAAGAAGAGCCGAAGAAGATCAATGACGATATGCTTGATATCCTCGGTTACATCATGGTCGAGCGTCCCAGGTTCAAGAAGCCCGCAACTTTAGCCGCCGCGTGGAGCGCGTGAGGAGGAATGATGAGAGTTTCAGAGAAACGAAAGGTTGAGAAGTCTATGAAGCAGTTGGCTTGCGACTGTCTGTGGACCTTGCTCGACGATCCTAAAAAACGAGTCGTTATCGGGTTCAGACTTCCCAAGAAGGTAAGGGTAACGCGGGCAAGGAATGGCAACGGTATTCATGTAGAGATTGGGAAACCAAATTATCAAGAAGGAGAGTACATCAAGAAATGCAAAAAAGCGAAATGTCTGCCTAAGAAGTATTGGTTTAAATTTTTCAAGTAGGGGTTGATAGGAGATATAATGGCACGCAAAAAGAAACTAGAAGAACCTACTACACCAGAAGAGGAAACCCCAAAACTGGTGTATGAGAAGGTTGATCCCATAGATCGTATTCCCGATGTTGATTACGACGAAGCCGAGATAATCAAAGAAATAGAAGATGAGAAGAACGAAATAGATATCGGACGCAGCGAATGGTACGACCGAAAGATCGAATTCTTGCAGCAATGGGATAACTATCTGGATTATCCGTCAACTTCGCTACTCGACGGCGTGAAGATGGTTCACCTCCCTATGACGTTTGAGAAAATTCAAGCATGGCACGCCAGGGTCTATAAGAGCATCTTTTCCGTTGATCCTATCTTTACCTGTATCCCTACCAACAACGTGACTGTTGAAGAATCCGAATCCACCAAGAAAGTCATGTGGTGGTATCTCACACACGAAATCAACTACGAGGCCGGGGTTAAGCCTTTCGTAGATGAGCTGCTTTGGGATCTAGGGACTGACGGGTGGGCTGTGGCTTATAAATCTTGGATGAAATTACAACGCAAGATGATCGATACGGAGAAGATCATATACGACGAAGTGAAGGAACAAGCGTTAGAGGCGTTTGGAGAACTCAAGAATACAGGCAAAATACGCAAAGAGTACAAGGAAGTTGAAAAACTCGTCACTCGTTATAATGGCGTTCTTCTGGAAACCGTGCCTCACGAATGTTGCTATTTCCCTGATTACATTCCGACTTCGGGAGATATGAATCATCCTCGTATAGTCATGCTCGAACGCGAATACTCGGAAGACGATTTGATCTGCATGAAGAACAGAGGATATTTCAATGCGGAAGCGGTTGATGAACTAATCGAATTCGGTCCTCAAAAGCTGGACGCACGCAAAGAAGAACTCAAACGACTGCGCAAAGAGAACGTAGGCATTGGACCTAAGTTGTGGAACTCGCAAGAAGGTTATCCTGTCTTTACTGTGTTCATGCGTAAGGACTTGATAGGTGACGGATATCCTCAAGAATACGTTTGGCATGTAAGTCTTAGAACAAAAAAGGTGTTGCGTGTCACTTATCTTGATAGAGTATGTAGAGACGGCAACAGACCTGTTTATAAATTCGATCTAATCAAACGCCCTCGCTCGGCTTATAGCCGTGGATTCAGCGAACTGCTTTACCCATACAATCTTGAAGTCGATGAGTACCATAACCTAAGACGCATTTGTGGATTTCTAACAAACATCCCTTGGGGCTTCTATCGACCTGGTGGTGGATTGGAAAAGGAAAAACTCAAGATCAAAGCTGGTACGTTCTATCCAACTGACGATCCTCGTAACGATGTTCACGAAATGGCGTTCACGAATAAGACCGCGTGGGCCATGCAGGAAGAAGGTTTAACCCAAGCCTATGCCGACAAGCTGACTTCCATGCCTCCGATGATGCAGGGGCAAGTACCACAACAGGTTGGTCCATTACGATCCACGTCTGGCGTGAATTCTCTTATGGCAGAAGCCATGGTGCCGTTTGATGTCTATCTTGATAGATTCAGAGTCCCATTCTCTAGGATGCTTCAAGGTATTCATTCTGATCTTCAAAATCGACTTCCCGAATCCATCAAGACACTTGTCCTTGGAGAGAACAGTCAATGGGCGATTGAGGATATCCCGCGTGCGAGAATCCAGAGTAAATACAAATTCTTGCTCGCTGCAAACGATAGCCAGTACAACCCGGAGAGAGATAGACAAAACGCCATGGTGCTTTCTCAAATGCTTATGTCTCAGCTGCCGGTACAACTCGGTGTAGTAACTGCTGAGAATATGTACAACGCGTTAAAGAATGTGTTGGAGAAAAACAACTTTAGAGAGATTGAGAAGTACCTTACCGCACCACAAATGGCTGACCGTCCGCTTTCTCTCTATCAGGAATATGCGACTTGCGCCATGGGTCGTGTGCCTCATGTTGCCCTGAACGATACACACGAAGAGAAAGCAAAATCGTTAATTGCGCTGTCTCAGTTGCCGCAACATGAAGAAGGTAAGAGAAAAGGCATTATCTCTCAAGATGTTGACGCTCTACTGAGAGCAACGGTCGCACAACATATTCAGCAGCAGAAGGTACTCGATTCCCTACAGCAGGCACCGAACACTTCCGGTATGGAAGTCCCTGTCACCATGGGGGCCAGACAGACAGGCGCGGTAAATGCTCAGGGGCAACCACAAGGAGGCGGAAATGGCGGAGGACAAGAAGCAGGCGCTCAGGCTGTTGGAGGAGGGGGAGAAGGAAATGCTGGCGGAGCTGGTGGCAACGCCGGGATGGAAGGTGTTTGAGGTATTGCTCAGTAGGATGAGGGCAGATTTCAATACCTCAATGATCGGTGTGGATATGTCTGACCCCGGTTTTGACCGAAAAACGACGTTTTGGCGCGGTTGTATATTTGGTCTGACCGACGTTCTACGTAAAGCGAAGATTCTCAGCCAACCTACGCAGGGCAACGAAGGGGGTAAAGAATGATACCAGGTGGAGAGACAAAGGATGGGATGGACGCAAAGTTGATTGAGCACATGGAGAACTTGGCCAAAGGCATTAAGGCTGCCACTGAGAAGGTCGGCGCTGTGGATGCTAAGGTGGATACAATCACGGCGGATCAGGCGGCTTTGAGGGCTAAATTGGAGGCCGACAAAGGTGATGGTGACGCCGACAAGGATGACCTCGATGCTTTGCTTGAAGACGATGACGATCCAAAGAAATTGGAAGAACGAATCACAAAGAACGTAACAGCGCAAATCACCAATCAGACTACGGTGCAAAGACAGCAAGAACAATGGGACAACAGGGCAATAAAGGAATTTCCTGATTTGTCGGACCAGACATCTCAATTTTATACCGAGACAAAGAAAGAAGTGGCTTCAATGCCTCATCTCGGCGTGGATAAACGGGGGATAAAGATTTATCCCTTGGATGCGGTTTATAACGCCGCAGCCAGGGTGAAGCTCCGGGGTCAAAGAGAAGGATGGATACCCCTGACCATGCAGACGGAAGACAATCTTGAAGATGGTGGAGGGTTCAGGCAAAGGAAGATCAAGGGCAAGCAAATAACTGATATTCAAAGGGATTTATGCGACATGTGGAAGGTGGACCAGAAAAAAGTTGAAGCACGTATAAAATCACGTTGACAAACATACCGACAGGGTATATCTAGTCGGTGTACTTGGAGAGTATATGCCAAAAGGACATCCAGGAACAAATGCTTTGCGTGAATCTACGCAGGTTACGAAGGGTATGCAACGACGTTCTGCTTTAAAGCCACCTGACCAGTTTAAGATCGGGAATAAAGCCCCTGAAAGGGCTTATCGGTTTATTTCTCGTACAATGCTGGAGAAAAGCGGCGGGTTTGATCGCCGGGGTTGGATGCCGATTACCGCTGAGAATTCCAAGGGCGAAACGCTGATGACACCGACATCCAGTTATGCGGCAGGAACGGATAAACCTGTCGGCGATCTTATCCTGGCTTGGATGCCAAAAGAGATGGTCGAAGCGAAGCGGGCAGAATTGGACAACATCAACAGTCTCAAAAAGAACGTAACTAATTTACGGGCAGAGGGTGACGCAGCACATATCCCCGTAGATGCCGAGATGGAACTACAACGTCAAGGTGTAACAGAAACCTACTGAGGCTGGTCCCTCAGAAGTGCCTACCTATCAGGCCATAACAAGGAGATCGTTATGGCCAACAGAAACAATCCGCATGGATTCAAAGCCCGCTTTCACACGACTGGTGGAGAGATACGCCCGGTTCAGGTGAAGCTCGTGGCGGCAAATGCCGAGATATTTCCTGGTGATGTTCTCGAACAGGCAGACACCGGAGAATATGACATCGGCGAAGCTGCTGACGTGATTGGAGCTGTCAGCGCTGAGTATTCTGCGGCTTCCTCCGGCGCTTCCATCTTGGCTTACATTGACCCCTATATCGCGTTCTCGGCTCAGTGCGATGATGGCACAGGTACGGCCTCGGCTCAGACCTGCGTGGGCCTGAACATCGACTTTGTGGCGACTGCTGGTTCTGGTGGACACTCCAATATGGAGATCGACGAGAGTTCGGCGGCTGATACGGCAACGCTGCCTTGGAAGATCATAGGTCTATATCAGGAGGTTGGAAACGCTTTTGGCGAGTTCAACCAGCTGGTTGTCGTACCGAACAACCACAAGATGAAGGGCGGCACTGGAACCCTCGGAGTGTAAATAGCGGCGCGTAACGCCGTAATGGAGGCTGGACATGGCACTTATTTCAAGAGTTTTAACCCCTGATACGTTCTTGGAGAACGCGCTCCCGGTGTTGGAAGAGATCATCTTTTCAACCTTGGAACAGTATCCCGACATCATACCGAAACTGGCCAATGTCAAAGGGGCTACGGGGTCGATTACTCAGACAACCGAACAGTCTGGTGTAGGCAAGGTTGTTCTGATCCCCGAGGGCACGTCGATTACTTACGATGACGTGGCGCAGGGCGCACACAAGACCTTCACGTTCGCCAAGTATGGTATTGGCGTGAAGATCACCGAAGAGATGATCGACGATCAGAAATTCGATCAGGTCGGCGATATCTACGAGTCCATGGCCAGGTCGATGTTTGATAGTCGGCAACAGGCGTTTATGGACAACTTCAACAACGCCTTCACCACAACGGGGTATGACGGTGTGACGCTGTGCTCCACGACTCACCCGCTTATCAAGGCAGGTGGAACCGAGAACAACAGACCCACTGCGGATGTTGATCTATCCGTGACCTCACTTCGCACAGCTTTGACGGACATCAAGGGCACGCTCTCGCATGAAGGTTTGAAACAGCATCTCATGCCGAGATATCTGCTTGTTTCGGACACCAACATCTATGATGCCCATGAGCTTTTGAAGTCCGATCTCAGACCGGGCGGTTTCAGCAACGACACCAACTACTTCACAATCTTGGGTATGGAATATCTGTCCTCGACCTATCTCACCGATTCCGATGCGTGGTTCGTGGTCTGCGATAAGCACAAGGTCATGTGGTACGACCGCAAAGCTCCGACCGTGAAGTCTCAGGAAGACTTCGACGCAGGTTGCTTGAAGACGAAGATAAACGCCCGCTGGGATACCGGACACGCTTCATGGTTTGGTATCTGGGGCTCTAGTGGCGCATAACCCCTCGCACCGAGGGATTGACCATCCCAAACCTCCGGGGGGATAGGTCCCCCGGAGGCGGTGTAGGAAAAGGAGTCTAATATGAACTCAGGTGGATGGACTAATATCCCAGATGGGGTGATGAGCATGGGGGTTCCTCTTACTGGATGCGGGATGGTTCCTTATACAGGGGGGAACACGTATTGGGTAAAGAAAGCGACTGATACGGATTATGGCGCTTTTTGCAATATGGTCCAGACGGACTATGAAGACGGTACGCAGTCTGTTTACTCAACTGCGGATTCTGTCTTTGCAGTCGCAGGCAAAAACGACCGGATCATCTTTATGACTCCTGATTCTGGCGGTCACGATCTGACGGAGACTATCACCATTACACAGCATGGTCTTAGGGTGTATGGCGACAGCGGTTCTCCATTTCTACAACGCACCATGATTAAACTCCCAACAACGGCCACCGATACCGATATGTTTTTGATAAAGGCCGATAAAGTACAGTTCTATGGTCTGACTCTACAGAATAGAAAAGCGGGGAAATGTGTTGCCATCGGTGACACTGCTGGTCAGGCGTACTACCAGATTCATTTCTTAGCCTGTAATTTCACTGATTACGGTGGGGTTGCGACATACGGAATATCTCCTGGCAATGATGGGGATGCGAACAACTCACATGTTGATCCTGTTAACCTCGTAGTTGAACGCTGTGTTTTTGATGGCTTTGTGACGGCAGCAATCAATGCTAATGGCACGAGGGATGCCTATCTCAATAACTTCATTCGTGTAGCTGCAAGTGCCTATGGTATTCATGCCAACAAACATACCGATAGCCGTGGATATGGTTTCATCAGCGGCAACTACATTCTCGGTAATGGTACTGGGGATACGGGTATTTACATAACCGATGTTGGAAGCGCGGCCAACCTGTATGGACTGTCTGAGAATAAAATACAGGGTTGCAATGCCACCATCACCACGCAGACGAACTTGCAGGGCTTCGACAACAACTCGGCGGCTGCGGCTACGGGAACGAAGACGGCTATTGATATCGTCACCTAGCAGTTGAAAGGAAACGATAATGAACAAAACTCAAGATATCGATGCCGCTTCTCTCAGGATTCAGGAAAAAGAAGCACCTGGCATGTGGCAAGATTATCCGTTTGGGAAACCAATGTCGGTTTGTGAATTCAGAGATGACTTCCTGAATTTCGATACCGGCCATTGGGTGGTTACTGAGATCAACGCTGGTGATACTCAGCTCTTGGCTGATGCCCGCAACGGCATCCTTGTCCTAACTGCGGGTGGGACCGAGAACTTCGGCACACAGATACAGCTTGGAAACGCTACGACGGGCGAGTCATTTGCCCCTGCTTCCGGCAAGCATATCTGGTTTGAGACGTATATCGCTACCAGCGACGCCGATCAAAACGATGTCTTTGTAGGTCTGCACAATCAGGATACTACCGTCCTTGGAGGGCTTGGTACTGACTACATCGGCTTTCAAATTGTAGATGCGAGTGCGTCGATCAACTTCCTGTCTGCGGCTGCGTCGGTTGTCACGACTGAATCTGCGATAGCCACGGCAGTCGATGCCACTTACGTAAAGCTCGGCTTCAAAGTCACTGGCACGAGCAAGATAGAAGCCTACGTTAACGACGTGCTCAAGGCTACTGTCACAACCACGATTCCAACTGCGTTGATGCAGCTCACCTTGGGCCACCTAGACGGTGCAGCGGCAGGGAATACGCTATCACTCGACTACGTTTGCATAGCTCAGGACCGCTAAAAATAGACGGGGCGAAGTAGAAGTAGATCGAGAATCAGCCCGCAAAAAGTAACCATGCCCCGATGGGTTCAACCCTTCGGGGTTTTTTATGAGGTGACATATGGCAGCGTCATTATCCAGAAAGAGAATACCATTAGTGCTTACTGATGCGAATACGAATTATCCCATTTCCGATTCCGGGATAGTGACTACCGAGTTTGAAGTGTATATCCCGCAAGCCAAAGGCGGGACTATCTATATCGGAGATTCTACTCTTGACGCAACTTGGATACCTAGAGATGCGGGTATATGGAATTATGTGTCAGGGAATGGGAACATGACGGGTTACAGCGCACCGATAGGCTTCGATCTATCCAAGTGGTTTATACGCAGTACGGTCGCCGGAGATACAGTCATTATTGAATACGCCGCGTTTATCTAAATCAAGGAGATATTATGCCTGTCAAGTATGCTCCACCTGTGACGCCTATCATGGTTACAAAAACGAACACCTGTAATGGGAATGGCGCTCAGACGGACAACATTTTTAAATTGATAGGTACAGTTAAGATAGTTGAACTCTACGGCATTTGTACTCGTTTTGGCAATTCAACTGACTTTGCCGATGTGTCTTTTGCACTCTACGATGGTTCGTCAACAGTTGAGATTACGGATGCAAATGCTCCGACTGATGCGTCTGGTCTTGGGGTCGGTGGAGGGATTTATTGCAATGGTGCAAGTGCATCTGTGGCCGTGTCTTACATAACTTCTGATGCCTGCACTGTTACAGATGTAGGCAATGTTGATCGCATAGTAAATCAGAAGCCGGGAACAAATACTTACATCCAGCTTTTATTCAATGGCAACGCGGATACTGATCTTGATCTCAAACTATATTGTTCTTACGAACCCAGATCAGACGCGTCTTCACTTACTGCGGTGTAAAGAGGTTTGTCATGCCACCTTTTGAAGAACGTGACCTTAAAATTGCAGAAGAACTTGGCAGTTTGAGGGCGCTGATGACTGTCACTCACGATAAGGTTGTGAAGTATTGCGAAGAAAACAAGGAAGGTCACACTCGAATGTGGAGAAAGATAGACAAACATTCCAGATTCATAAGTTGGCTCTCAGGGGCCATTGCTGTGATTGTTGTTATTGTCGGCTTGGCTGTTGAATGGGTCAGGTATTCTTTAAAAGGGACGTAATGAATGGCAACACTGACCAGAGCGCCGTTGAGCGAACAGATAATATCGGCGGCGACGGGTTTTGTCACGCCGAGGATAGAGGTTTGCCGTGTGGCTTACACTGCCACCGGTGCCGTTACTGATTTGTTTCTCAGTAGCACATGGGTCAAATATCATTCGCATACAATCATCGTTGACACAGATGGCAACGCTGCGACCAACAATATAACTATCAAGAACGCTGGCGGAGTAACTGTTGCTGTCATTGATAACGACGGGGGTGTCGTTACTGTTTATTCCGATGGGACTGATATATATGTCCAGTCAACGACATCTCAAACATTCGACAATGTCAATATAGATGGCGGCACGATCGACGGGACGGTAATTGGTGGGGCTGTCCCTGCGGCTGGGACGTTTACTGACTGTACAGCAGCAACTTTTTCAGGCAACGGAGCTGTCCCCCCTGGTGTTATTTTCCCATTTGCAGGAGCGTTGGCGCAGATACCTACGGGATATCTTGCTTGTAACGGTTCTAGCGTTTTGCGCGCTGATTATCCCGCGTTGTTTGCAGCGATAGGAACGGCGTGGGGTACGGCTGACGGTACGCATTTCAACTTACCAGATGGACGCGGTAAATTTCTTAGAGGTGTCGATCACGCTGTTGGAAACGATCCAGATCGAGCTACTAGAACAGCGCAAGCGGCCGGTGGAGCAACAGGCGATGCAGTTGCAAGCATTCAGGCGGATGCGTTTAAATCACATACTCACGTTCAGAATGCACACAATCATAGTGCAGTCTCCGGATGGCTGTATGCTCTTTATAAAGCTGCTTCCGGGGTATTCTCTGCTGTCGCAGGGTCAGGGTTTAGCACTAACTCAACTACCGCCGACGCTACAGCTACAAACAAAAACACAGGCGGCAACGAAACCAGGCCGATCAACGCCTATGTGGAGTGGATAATAAAATACTGAGGTGACAATGCCTAATAATGATCTCGCAACCTTTGAAGATTTATACCTAGCCGCTATTCGTCGAGCCAAAGGCGACGAAGAGGATGCAGCGACCTTGGCTGTAATGAAGGAATCTATCTCTACGCGATACAGGACTATTTGCTCGCGCAAAAAATGGAAGTGGTTGAGGGTAACAAACAGGTCACTCAAGTTACACGCTCCATATACTACAGGTACTATCTCGATTGCTAATGGTTCACGGACTGTAACGGGGGCTTTGACTGCTTGGACTTCGGCTCATCGTAACTGGTGGATTCTTCCGACGGGGTCGAATACTTCCTATAGGGTTGTCGCTGTGGGGTCGGCAACGAGTCTGAGCATAGTATCCCCTCTGGTTGAAGATGCCGTTGTTGCCAGCACTTACAAACTTTACCAAGGAGAGGTAGCACTTTTCCCCGACTGTGAAGATGTTGACGATATTCGCATAGATGGTGGCAAAAAGTTAGAACCTCGTGGGCCTGCGGAGATCGGACGATTGAGACGTTCACTACCTACACAGTCCGGTTCTCCTGAGTTGTATTCTATTGAAGGAAAAGTGTTGTTTAGTGGGCCTATTCTTGCCGACTTCATTCTTGGCTATGACTTTCTTGGCAGTGGACTCACGACTGCGATGTCATTCTTTCCACATATCCCTGATGATGATTATACGTTGCAGATTGCGTATAAGCAAAAGGCTCCTTCGCTCAATGCCGCTACAGATGAACCTCTCTTACCTATAGAGCACAGGCATATCCTTCTCTATTACGCCTTGGCTGATTGGTACATGAAGGATAGGCAAGACACCACAGGAAGGTATTACGAGAGCCTTGCATCGTCTGAGTTGAAAGAGATGGAGACAAAGTATCTTGATACCGATGATGTACTCCAAATGTCATTGGCTGACATGGGCAATCTATCTCATTCACGTCTTATGAGAACGTCACAAAGATATTT